TGGATGGCTTGTGCATTGCAAGGTGGTATATTACCACCAGTTGAAGTATACTGGGAGTTAGCAAAGGATGAAGCAAAACCAGACTTTGTAAAGCATACAAGAGGTTATTTGTTGCATAACACAAAGCCTATTGAGGCAATGACAGAAGAAAGAGCTATAGAGTATTTAATTATGAAAGATATTCCACAAAGAGTGTGGAGAGACTATGATAAAGCAAATAAACCAAGAATGGTTATATGCAGAAAGAATCAACTTCCTAGCACTAGAGTATGGCGAAATGCTTGGAAGA